TTGTTTCCTCTGTAAAATACGCAAGCTCGTTATGTGTTGCGCCGTCCTCTATAAGGTCAAGCTTTGTCTTATCATTCGCCTGCATAAGTCCCGCATCACCGCCCGAATACGAATAATATTTAAGTGCAAACTCGCCGTCGGTGGTTTCGTCGCACTTTGCAAGCGCCTCTCCCGCCTTTGCAAGCGGAAGGTCAACGTTTTTGTTTTCGTCGGGTTCAAGTTTTTTACCGTTTGTCGAAATCGTTTTAACGGTAATAGCCTTTTCGATGCGTTCTTCCGCGTCCAAGACCGATTTTTCATAAAACTTTATATCGCTTAAAATATCCTCGCACTTTTCGCGTGCAATGCGCGCGCTTTCAAAAGCCAGTTCGCTCTTTAATGCGTAATGTTCGCTTTTGTGTGCGCTTTCCAGAGCATTGTCACTTAAATCAGCGCACTTTTTCGCATACGTTTCCGCCTCGTTTGCAAAGGCTTGCGCATTGCCCTCCAGTTCTTCAACGTTATGCTCAATTTTTTTGATAATCTCATAAATACCGTCTATATTCTCCAAACATTTTTTCGCCGAAATAACATAGTTTTCGCATTTAAGCGCAGATGATGCGGCAGAGTTCGCACCGCTCAAACAATTTTTCGCACTGTCGTACGCATATTCTTTCGCGCGCACGGCAGTATCTTTCGCACTTGTCACAATGTCCGCTATGTCTTTAAGCTCGTTTTTCTTTTTTTCCGCCTCGGCAAAATATGCGTCTATCGCAGTCTGAAGTTCTGCGCGCTTTTCGTCAAATTTTTTGAAAAGCGTTTCAAAATACCCCTCGTCCGAATTGCTCGGACTAAAGGCATTTCCCCTTATTTTTATACTCACTTTAACATCACCACCAGTTTGTATATTTTAAATTTCTTTGAGGCGCGTTTTTCTTGTATTCCGATGAAAAATTACCAAAAATGTACTGAAACATTTCCATATTGCGGTTATATCCCTCAACGTCGCCCTGATTAAACATTATCTTCGCAAGGATGTAATGTGTATACATTCCGACATACGGCGCGTCCGCGAGTGTGTCCGCGTCCTTTATAACCCAAATATCGCATATTTTTTCGCCGTTTAAATCACCTTTTGCGTAAATTCTGTTATCCTCGGTTTTTGTAACTTCATATCTTGCCTCTTCACCGTCTGTGCATATAACGAGCGTATCGCCTTTTTGCACATCGCCCAAAAACTCAAAATAAAAATTTCCGTCATCGGTTTTGACGAACGTCACATTTTCGCCCGATACAAGTTTTCTTTTGTATTCGTCTATGTGTTTTTTGTAAACAATATAAACCTCGTTTGCGCCGAAAGTATTTTCCAAAAATTCATTTTCGCCCATTTCGTCGGTCTTTGCAATTTCGCACCCGTCAGCAATCACCTTTTCAATGTCGTCAAAAGAAATATACGGCGGAATTAAAAAAATGCCGTTTTCCTCTTTCTCGGCTTTAATTTTTCCATAGCGTTCTTTAACGCTCCCGGCAATCATAGCGCTTACTTCGTACGCCCAGTAAAGTTTTTCGTCCTCGGTGTATTCGTTCGGATAAAGCGCGTCCGCGTTTTTTATAACGTCCGATATTTTCAAAGTATACCCCCCTTTGTTTTAATTATATATCGCCCCCGTTGCCCCTTGCAGGTATATTTATTCCCACTCAATTTCCAATTCCGGAATACCTGTCTTTTTGCGCGCAATGCTCTCCGATTTTGTGGGATTTGCCATTAAAAAATATCTTGTTTCGTCATAAATGTGGTCCTCGCCGTCGGTGTCAATATCCTCGGTGTTAACATCGTCGTAAACGAGCGCGGGAATTGTGCGGATAAAATTTTTGCAGGTGTCAAAAATATATATACCGGGATACCCCTCAGCATCAAAATTAAACCTGTAATGCAGCTGCATTTTCCCCGCAATACGCGAGTTGTTGCCCTTTTCAAAATAAACGCCGTATTTTGCAAAAATATCGGCAACGCTCGCACCCGTTCCGCTTCCCTCGTTCCAAACGGCAGGGTCGGCAAAGCCGATAATGTAATTTCCCTTTTCGTGTTCGTTTTCAATTTCGCGGATTTTTTTCGCAATAATATCCGCGCCCCACCTTATGCCGGTGTTGGGAACGTCCTTTTTGCACCCGTACATTTCGCGGTAGCGGTAAACTCTGCCCTCGGTGTCAATCGCCCACCAGCCGACCGAGAACGGTTTTGTATATCCCCAGTCAAACGTTCGGTAACGTTTCCAGTGCTTCGGTATCTCAAACGGCTTTATAACGTGCGTGTATCTGCGCGTTTCGTATCCGTCGGGATTGTTGCGGAACTCAATAAACACCTGCCCCGAAAATGTGTCCCAGTCGCCGTATAAAAGCGCCTTTTTTTCTGCCTCGGGCATATCGCCGAGGCGCGCAAGATACGCAATATCGTTGGTTAAAAGCGCCTGATTGTCATAAACCGTCGCAGGAATAAACGCGCTTGTCCGCGTAAATACACGTCCGTCTATATCAATCTTTTTTTCGTACGTCTTAAAAGGTTTCCTGCCCTCTATAAACATCTTTTTCACCCACGCGTGCCCGATACCGCCGGGGTTTGTCGCACCGCGTATGTAGCACTGTGTCCCCGGTCCTTTCGGACGGTTGCGCGAGCGCATATACGAGTATTCGTCAAATGTAAAGTGCGTCAGCTCGTCAAATGCAATAAAATCAAATGCGCGGCCTTGGTAGTTAATGCGGTCTTTTATGTGATGCATATTCCCGAACGATATTTTAGCACCCGACGGAAAAGTCCAAACGTGTGCGGAATGGTTGTATTTTGCGTTCGGATATGCCTTTTTGTAGTAGTAAAGACTCTTTGATATAAGCTCGGCGCACTGCGGATATGTCTTTCTGAAAATTATTCCCTCGTAGTTTGGAATGTCAACTTGGCGGAGCGCCTCCATAATCAGCGCGTCGCTCTTTCCTCCGCCTGCGGCACCGCCGTATAATACCTCATCCTCGCACCGTTTCATAAATTCAATTTGCTTTTTCTGCGGCTGCCATAAAATATTTTTGTCCATTTTTCCACCGCCTTTGTTTTAGACTATTTCTCAATTTTCACCTTTAACGTCCCAATCCCGTCTATATCAATCTTATCTTCCCTTTCGGGCAAAATAATAACACCGCCTCCGTCTGTTTCCGCAATATCCTTTTTCGGTGCGTCGCTCCATTTTTCGGGCAGTCTGTTTTTAAGATAAAACACAATCGCACCCAAATCGGGAGGGAAATAAACCTCCTCGTCGGCGGTGACGATTTCCTCTTTGTCCGCCACTTTAATACCGTTTTGCATAACGGGCACTTTTATTTTAAACGGCTTTTTAATGACCTTTGAAAATCCGCATACTTTAAGAAAAAGGCGGTTTTCCGCAATATAGTCCGATACCTCTCTACCCTTTTTTATAGCCTCCGAAAATTCCGAAAACTTGTTTTTATACTCCGAAAGGGTGGAAAGCGCAATTCCCAAATTGTGCGCAATGTCCTTTTCCGAAAGCCCGTCACGCGCCCAGCCCTCAACAAGTTCAAGTTTCGGCAAAACCTTTTCGGTATAAACGCTCTTTCGTCCTCCGGCTTTCTTTTTGCCCTGCGCGTCCTTTTTCTTCGGTTCTTTTCTTTCCTTTGGCGTGTCTTTCTTGCCGGCAGTGCTCTTTTTCTTTGTGTCAGCCATATTAAAATCCCCCCTTTTGCAAAATAATTATATAATACCCCCGTTGCCCCTTGCAGGCAAAAAGCAGGGGACGATGCCCACATCGTCCCGCTTTATCATTCCTTGTATTTTGCCGTTTCCTAAATTTCCCCGAACCTTTGCCCCACCTCGCGTATAAACCGTGCGCAGATTTTTTGTTTGTCCTTGTCGCAAAACGGCGCGTCTATACGGATAATCGAATATCCGTCAAAAAACCGCTGGCGGATAACCGACTTTTCAAAATCCGAAAACATATCCAATGCACCGCAAACAGACCTAAACTTTAAAAGTTTAAGCCCCTTTAATTTCTTTTGTCCGCTCTCTTTTTCGAGTTTCGGATATTGCCTTATAACCGCGCAGATAATTCTGTAGCTTGACTTGTCGAACCCTTTCGGAATATATTCCCTCATTTTTCATCACCCGACTTTCGCCTTAACCGCGCATATAAATACACCCCGTCAAAATCATCTGTGTACCTTGCCTTAAAGTCCAAAAATACGCAGTTTTTGTATGTGTTTTCAAAAATTTCACGTGCCTTTTCAAAATCAAGCGCAATGTC